CCGCGCCGAAGTCGCCGTTTTGCTTACGCGCGTTTTGGAACTGAAAGGCGAAGAATAAGGGGGAGAAAAATATGGGTGCCCGCGTCAGGCTTCCCGAAATGCTCGAACCGTTGCTGAAAAGCGAGCTTGAGCATACGATCCGCGAAGCTGCGTTCCATTCGGACGATGAGCTGATCGCCACACGGTACATCATCGAAAAGGTGCCGCAGATCGATATCGCGGCGGAGCTTGGATGGACGCGCGGCACCGTCGCTTCGCACATCCAATATATTCTGCAGCGCATAAGCTGCGTTGCGGAACGGTTATACGGCTCTCCCGAAAGCACACAAGCATAAATCATACATAACCTGTGCACAACGCCCGCCGGGATCAACCCCAGCGGGCTTTTTTTTGCGCTAAAATGGGAGTGTAGAAGGAGATGACATGCATGTCCGTTCAGGCATCGGAAATGATACGGCGTCTGCAACAATGCGGATATACGGAAAAAACCGCCGTCGACATCTGCCGTCGGTATCTGACCGAGCAGGACTTTGACGGCTTGGCAATGTTTGTCCGTCGGAGTGAGCTTTTGACCGACGACCGTAAAGAGTACCCCGAAGAGGCTTGACCGTGTACCGCCGGTATAATGCCAACCCGTCCGGAAAGCGCGTCGGCGACTGCACGGTTCGCGCCATAGCTCTTGCGCTGAACAGGCCGTGGGAGGAAGTGTACACGGATCTGGCAGTCGAGGGGCTGCGCCGGCATGATATGCCGAGCGCAAATCACGTTTGGGGCACGTACTTACGGGAAAACGGCTTCCGGCGTGAGGCATTGCCGAACACCTGTCCTGATTGTTACACGATCCATGACTTTTGCCGTGACCATCCGAAAGGCATATATGTGCTCGCACTTCAGTCGCACGTCGTGTGCGTCCGAAACGGCGATCACTACGACACGTGGGACAGCGGAGACGAAACCCCGCTGTACTACTGGCACAGGGAGGAACAGTAAATGGCCTATCAACCGTATTACAGCCCTTATCCGCAGACAACCGGCGGATATTACACACCGCCGATGCAGGACCAGCTCGCACAGCTTCGGCAGGACAGGCAGCCGTACCAACAGCCCGCGCCGCAGGCGATGCAGCAGCCCGTACCGCAGCCACAGGCACAGACCGGCATCGTGTGGGTTCCGAATGAGACCGCTGCGCGCGAATACCTTGTCGCGCCGAACAGCGCCGTTGCAATGTGGGACAGCAGCGCGCCGGTCGTCTATCTCAAGCAGGCAGATGCAAGCGGAAAGCCTACGCTCAAGGTGTATGATCTCGTAGAGCGGGCGGCAAATGCTTCCGTGCCGCAAAATGTGGCAAATATTCCGCTTGAAAATTACGTTACACGTGAGGAGTTCGACAGATTGTCGGCGCGTCTGGACGCTTTGGCGGCAAAAGATGCGGCAAAGTCGAAAAAGGTTAAGGAGGACGTGGAATAATGGCAAACCCGATCTATAACGCGCTCGGAGGCGGAACGCCGTCCGCGCCTGCTCCTATGGGAAATATGATGCAAATGATGCGCCGGTTCAACGAGTTTCGCAAGACCTTTTCGGGCGACCCGAAACAGCAGGTGCAGGAGCTGCTCAACAGCGGAAGGATGACGCAGAGCCAGTATAACGAGCTGCAGAATATGGCACGGCAGTTCGCCGCGCTGATGGGCAGGGAGTAAACGACCGAATGTGCAGTCGTCCGGCGCGCGAGAACGGCCGCACTTTGGAATACAAATCGAAAAAGGAGAAAAAGCAAATGTCTCTTACCACATCTGAAATGACGCCCGCCGACATTGCGGCAGTGACCTGCAATAACGGCAGCAACGGTGCGTGGGGCGGCGACGGTTTCTGGTGGATGTTTATCCTGTTCCTGTTCGCATTCTGCGGATGGGGGAACAACGGTTGGGGCGGAAACAATTCAGGCGGTCTCGGTTCGCCCTCCGGGCAGGGCTGGGCAACGAGAGCCGACATCAACGAGGGCTTTGCGCTTCAGGGGCTCCAGACGGGTCAGTCGAACCTCCTGAATGCTGTGACCACCGGCTTTCACGGCGTGGACACGGCCGTATGCAACCTCGGCTACCAGACGCAGGCGGGCTTCAACCGCCTCGGCCCGCAGCTTTCCGAATGCTGCTGCCAGACACAGCGCGCAATCGACGGCGTGAACTACAACCTCGCAACGCAGTCCGCAGCGACGCAGAACGCGATTCAGGGTGTACGCTATGATTTGGCCACGCAGGCCTGCGATACCCGGAACACGATTCAGAACAGCACGCGCGACATCATTGACAACGCAAACGCCAACAGCCGCGCGATCCTCGATTTCCTGACGCAGGATAAGATCGCGACGCTCACTGCGGAAAACCAGTCGCTGAAATTCCAGGCCAGCCAGACGGCGCAGAACGCTTATCTGACGGCCAATCAGGAAGCACAGACCGCAGAGCTGATCCGCCGTCTCGGACGTGACTGCCCGACGCCTGCCTATCTGGTTCCGAACCCCAATTGCTGCTATACCAATTATGGCTACGGCGGCTGCGGATGCGGCGCCGGTGCGTGATCATTCCCGACTGTCGGGACGATAACGGAATATTTACATCTTTCCGAAACCTTCGGAATGTTCGGCTCCGTGCCGATTTTGGTCAATGCGGCGGGGCAGCAGTCCTGCCGCTTATTTTTTTCTGAAAGGAATGATTTATTTGGCTGAATTTACGAATATTTTCGTGCAGCAGATCGCAGCAAACGCGAACGCTGTTTTCAGCGAGACGCCTGTGTGCGGTTCGGCCTGCATCGTTCATCGGGAAGGGTCCGGCATTATCACGCTGCGCGGGATGACGAATCAGTGCCGTGCACGGTACAAAGTGGTTTTCGGCGGCAATATTGCCATCCCCACCGGCGGGACCGTGGGCCCGATCTCCATTGCGATCGCCGTAGAGGGTGAAGCGCTTGGGAGCGCGACGGCTACCGTAACTCCGGCCGCCGTGGGCGACGAGTTCAATGTTTTTGCGGCCGCGTTTATTGACGTGCCCCGCGGCTGTTGCGTGACTGTTGCCGTAAAGAACACATCTGCGCAGACGATAGAGCTGCAGAACGCCAACATCATTGCAGAACGTGTCTGCTGAAAGGAGTTTGAACGATGAAAGCATTGTATGAACTGAAGGACAAGCTGCAGATGGAGCTTGAAGAAATCGCAAACAAGCCGGAGCTGTCTGCGGGCGACCTCGAAACCGTCCACAAGCTGACCGATACGATTAAGAATATCGACAAAATATGTATGCTGGAAGAGGAAGGCTACAGTGAGGACGGCTACGGCCGCGGCGGTTGGGAAGCTCGCGGCGGCTATGGCGGCGGGCATGTCCTCTATGACGGCGGCAGCAGCTACCGGGGCAGAAAGCGTGATTCTATGGGTCGCTATTCCCGCGACGGCGGAACGCGGTATAACGGTTATTCGCGTGACGCGGGCGCATTGATGGAGCACGTCGATGCACTGATGCGCGATGCGGACAGCGAAAGGGAACGGGAGATCATCCGCCGCTTTAAGTCCGAGCTGGAAAAAGCCTGACCGGGGGAGGCGGCGACTGTGCTCAACCTCAGCGAGATCGACAGGGCAATTGCGGAGCTGGAGGCAGGGCGGACGACGTTCGCCTCCTGCTCCAAGCTGGCCGATTTGTATGCTGTGCGCGACAGGCTCGGCGGACGTATCGACCGTCGCGAATACGACGCCGCGCAATCGTTTTCGTCGGAGCCGGTTACTGCAGGAGCTATGACGGCAGAGGACAGCATCCCGGAGGGCGGCAGCGATTTTCTGCAAACGATCGAAAAAAAGGATATGAAGAAAACCCTTTCCGTCATCGATGAGCTGATGGACAGCCTGCATATCGTCAACCCGCGTCTGTACGAAAATATCATGCGGAAACTTCGGAACCTGTGATATGAACACAACAGGCTGCCCTATTAAAAAGGCAGCCTGTTATATTTCACCATAATTATATTAACAGGTCTGTTAATGCAAAAATGGCTAATACGGTTCAATTAAAAAGTCATCATTTTGTGTGATGACGATTTTTTTTAGAATTCTGCTCCAGAATTCTTTTTTTCCGGCGCTGGACAAATCGGGGTACTTGGAAAGCAATTCCGTGATTTTCCTTACATCAATAGGTTTTTTGTGTTCCGTTTGTGAGCTGTATGCTTTTATTAAATCTTCCTTCAGCGCCGAATAGTCCGATTTATAATCGTCGATGCTTATCAGGTCATTAAGGTATAACTCTTTTAATTTGTTCAACTTATGGTTTATCTTTGCGATGTCTTTGCCCGCCTTATTCGCCTTTTCCTGCGCTTGCAACGTAACATTGTATTCTTCAATTTTCGCGGGCAGGTTATGAAGCAGCCAATTTTCAAGCGTGCGTTCACTTGTGCGCTTTTTATGAGAACACAAATGCGTTTTTTCGTAGCGTGTGCACCGATAATACACATATTTCTGTCCCACAACATGGGCACTCAGACGGTTTCCGCATTCTGCGCAAAACACAATCCCAGTGAACAGGTAAACACGATTTGTGCGCGAAAAATTCAGTCTTTCGGCGCGAACCTTCAAAATGTTTTGCGCTTTGAAAAAGACCTCTTCGGACAATATAGCAGGACAGAAGTCGGGTTTTCCGTGTGCGTGCCCGATATACCGTTCGTTTCGTAGAAGCTGCGCGAGTCCTGTTTGCGTATAGACCAATCCGTGCGTTTCCAGTACATACGGCCGCAATGCCCGCACGGAGCGCAGTGCGATATAATGTTCGAATATGTCCCGAACCTTCTCGGCGTCCTCGGGAACGATGACGAGTTGCTTTTTTTCTATTTTGTATCCGAACGGCACCTTCCCGCTGATCGGCTCGTTTCGCAGCAGCTTGCTCTCATGTATCGCCTTGATGCGCTCCCCGGTACGATCGGCTTCGTCTTGCGCTACGGAAAGCATAATGTTGATTTTTAACCGGCCGGAAGCCGTTGTCGTGTCATAATCTTCATAGATCGTCTTCCAGCCTACGCCGTATGTCTCCAGAACTTCCTGCACTTTGTAATATTCCCCGATGTTTCTGAACCATCGATCCAGCTTGGTAAACACGATCAAATCAATCTTCCTTGCGCGAACATCGTCAAGAAGTCTTTGCAGTTCCGGACGCTTCGACGCGGGTTTGCGAGCGGAAATTCCCGCGTCGTTGTAGACGCCTGCGACGATGACGGCCTCTTTCTCTGCCCACGCGGACAGGCTGCTGATCTGATCCTCGACGGAAAGCCCATGTATTTTCTGATCTTCCGTTGACACACGGATATATAACGCGACGCGCGTCATGTGCATCTTCCTATCCCAAGTCTTATTTTGCGCATCCTTATTCTGCGGGTTCTGATGGCTTCGTTTTGCCGCTTTCAGCACTTCTACTTCAAAATGAAATAAATCAAAAGACACAGAACAAAGACCAAACAAACGGCCCCTAACCATACAACGTTAGGCACTTTTAGGTGCGTCCTGAACGCCCACAGCTCCCAATTGCTTACACTCTTGTATGGAACCGATACCTGTTCGGGTGTACTTGTTCCGCTTTGGGCACACGCGAAGTTCTGGTCGTATGTGCTGCCGCCGTTTTCGGAATCCGGCGCGCTATCTTTTTGACACATCAGGGAATCCAGCTTGCGGTTCAACTCATCGAAACGCATCGCTGCGGCGTTGTTTTGCTTAATAACGGACGCAAAACCGAGGAGCAGTCCGCCAATGATCATTGCTGATACCGCCTCAACGATCTGGCTTTCCAACACATATGTAATGATTGCATCGCCATATGAGGACATATCCGTTTGCGATAACTTGTACGAAGATGAAATAAGCACATATGCGCCGCTGATAATGCAAACCCATCCAAAGAAAGTATACAAACTCGTCTTTTTGATCATTTTGACAGCTCCTCTATTTATAAATTGGATTTCATCTTCGCGAATCTCAACGCTTCATAAATAATGGGTGCTTGACAATGCCTCTTTTTTTATTTTATTTCGCTTTGGAAAGCTACGGCCTTTCCGAGAATTCTGATTTGTTCCAGCTCTTCGCCGGAGAAGTGCATCGTTTTGTACTGCGGGTTCTCCGGGAACAGAGACAGAAATCCTGCCTCTCGGTCATATCGCACGCGCTTTAAGGTCGCTTCGTCTTCAATGAGCACAACGGCGATCTCGCCGTCCTCGACGGATTCCTGTTGATGGACGAATACGATATCCCCGTCGTAGATGCGGGCGCCGATCATACTGTCTCCCTGTGCACGCAGACAAAAATCCACATCAAGGGAATCCGAAGTAAGAATAAACTCCCCATGTTCTTCATTTGCAAAAATAGGTTCTCCGCAGGCAATATTGCCGAGCAGGGGGACCTTTTTTGATTGTACAGGAAGAAAAAAAGAAAAATCTTTTTCAGAATCATTTTCCAATAGTTCGTCAAGGCTGATATTTAATATTTGAGACAATTTTATTAGGGTATCGTTGTCTGGTTGGCTTGCTCCGATTTCCCACATAGATACAGCGCTTCTGGATACGCCTAACTTATGAGCTAACTTCGCTTGGCTTAAGTTCCTTTTTTTGCGGATTTCTTTTAGCTTCAAACGGAACCCTCCTCTCTGCAATTATTATAATGTCAAAAAAATTGACAGTCAATAATTTTCTCGAAAATAAATGCCAAACCTATTGACAGCCATGTTTTTCCATGCTATAATTATGCCAAGATAATTGGCAAAAGGAGGTTGTGGTCGTGATTAAGGAAAGGCGAATGTCAATGGGTATGACACAAAATGCGCTTGCCAACATTCTTGGTGTTCGGAGGACTACTGTTTCGATGTGGGAAACTGGGAAGAGCAACCCGAGAGCAGAGATGCTTCCCAAACTTGCCGACTTGCTAAAATGTACTGTTGACGATCTTGTGCGTTCAAAAGAGGCCGTTTCTCAATTAAAAAAATAAATTGGAATCGGACGAGCTATGACATACATAGGAATATAAGGGGGTGCTGAAATGAAAAAAATCGATTACAGTCAGAACGGGGAGAGAGGAAATGGGTACGGCAGCGACAGGCGGTGCGCCGCCGAGCGGGAGCAAACGACAGTCCGCCTGCCCTCCGAACTGAAACGTCAGATTCAAAGGGAGGCGGACGATCAAGGGCAGAGCTTCAATACGGAAGTTGTTATTCTTCTTCGCAAGGCTCTGGAAGTTGAATGACGCCATTCTTAGCCTCGTATTCGGCGATATAACACGACAGCGCATGTTCGATCTGCATATTCATAGAACGTCGTTCCACGTAGGCGAGATAGCGTACTTTTTCGTACATTTCCTCCGGCAATCGCAACATAGTGGGGCGTTTGTCTGTTGCCATCGTTGGCACCTCCCGAATTCAATTTGCAATCATTATATATCATTTCGAAAAAAAAATCTACTTTCATATTGACATCACTGAAATCGCATGATATAATGTCAGTGACATCACCAAGGAGGCGAAACGTAATGGCGAAAATTATGACAGTGCGAATACCCGACAACATTCAAAACTATTTGCAACAGCGGGCGAAGCGTATGGGATACACCCGCAACGGACTTGTCCTGCAAATCCTGTGGGAGTGGATCAGAGAACAGAAACAAGACGATCAGAAGGGAAAGGAGGCTTAGACATGAAAAAAATCGATTACAGTCAGAACAAGGTAACGCTGGTAAAGCCCTTTGACGCCGAATATGTCGCCAGCGTGTTGGCGGAAATCTACGCACGGGAACAGGGGTACGGCAAGGGAGAGTACCGGCTCACCCTGTCCGAAAAGGACGATCCTGAGGAAAAGAAAGATGAAAAAACGCTTTGAAAAAATAGGAGATACATTATTCTGGGGGTTCGAAGCGGTTATGGGATGGCTTTTCGAGCCAACCGACAAAAATGGGGAAAGACGTATCTGCGGAGCCACGATCCTTGTAGACATTGCCGCGATTATAGCCCTTATCGTCATTTCTAAAACACATATCTGTCCTATCTGATTTCGGAGGGAATGTCAACAAAACCGAATACAAAAGATGCCCCCGTCCGTGCTGGAACACGGACGAGGGCGGTCAAACCAAATTATCCGGCAATCTGGCTTGACGGGGAAAGTATACCACTTTTTCCGCAGGCTGTCAACATTGCAACAAACGAAAGGATGGGAACAAAGTGGTAAACGAAAAAAGCACGCTCAGGGAGCTGGAGGAGCAGGCGCGGAATACGAAGCGCTACGTGGACAGGCTGGTCAAGGCCAACGTCGGTCTGACGCTGGAGGAAATCCTCCGGCTGGGACTGGGAGAGCCGCAGCGGGAAGCGGGGAAAGAGCTTACGCCCCCGATTGAGGATGTTCGTAAAGCCGTTAAGGATGCGATAGCTGCAAAGAAAGACGGATAACGATGAAGCCGAACAAGTGGCTGGTTATTGCAAATTTGATCGCGGAGATTCTTCTTGCGATCAAGATTTTAACAATGAAATAGGGGGCGAATTGTTGCTATTGATGAGGTTTTCGTTATGAACAATTCTCAAATAGCCACGGCCGTGGCGATCAGAGACTTGAATTGCTATTCTCTGGAAACGATTGATGACAGAATACTATTGCAGAAAAAAATTTATCTGGCACAGGACATTGGTCTGCCTTTAGGTTACGGCTATAGCTGGTACATTCACGGTCCGTATTCCCCTGATCTTACCGCTGCCGCTTATCAGATTATACCGGAGGAAATCACAGCTATTGAAAACCATTCATTCAGAGAACCCTACGCCTCTATGATTTCCAGAGTAAATGAACTGGAAAACGAACTTGCGCATCAAAGCTTCAAAATCAGCGTTGTCAAATGGTACGAGTTGATTGCTTCCATTGCCTATTGGCATAAGTTCGGATTCAACACTGAGGAAAAAGCCATTCAAAAAATTCGGGAAACAAATCCGCAGTTTACAGAAGAACAAATTAAAGCAGGTTATTCCACCATACGTAGATGCTTGTATCAATGTATGACTCGGGAAGAGCATGAGATACTCCACAGCAGAAAGGAGGAAACAGACCATGTCGAACAAACGGAGGCGGCCGTACAAGGAGGTGCGCACGGTATTCCGACAGAAACGGATTGAAAAGGATATGAGCGTGCGTGACGTAGCACTGGCGCTGGGCGTAACGGAAACGTGCGTTTACCAATGGGAGCTGGGACAGCATCTCCCGACGGGCAGGAGGATCGTTGACGTCGCGAGGCTGTACGAATGTACGACGGACGAGCTGCTGTACGATGGGAAGACCGGACGAAACATCCGAGCGCCACGGTTCCGCGCCGGAAGTAAACCCGCAGAGGAGGAGAAAGAATGAAAACGAAGTGTATACTCGGTGTGGCGATGACCGCCGGACTTGTGCTGCTGATCGGCTCGGCGGGCGCGCTCGACTGCGGCGCCGTACCGGCCGGACAAGCCTTTGCGCAGGCCGCCTTCGGGCTGGCGCTGTTCGGAGGCTGCGGGCTGGCGCTTCGGAGAACCGAGGAAAAGAACCCGAGCGTCAAAAAGAAAGAGAGCTGCCGGCGGGAACCCGGCAGCCCTCGGCCCCAAAACAGGGGAGAAGATCGACGCTCACAGTATAGCACAACAGGGAGGAAAAGTCAATGACCTGCGAGAAATGCGGCGAAAAAATATCCGTCGGCGAAGGATACGTTCTCACGCCGAACGGCGAAATATTCCACGACGAGTGCCTGGAGCAGATGCGCGCGGACGAGCTTGCGGATCTGCTGTGCGCGATATATGTACCGTGCTATGCGGAGCCCGAGCAGGAGGAAGAAGAACGATGGGAGGGACTTATGTGAACATCTACGAAAAGCTGCTGTCCATCAGCAGGGACGCGTCCGCCGTCGCCAAGAATCTGACGGTGGGCGTCGGGAAAAGCTCGTATAAGGCGGTCGGCGAAGCAGATGTGCTGGCGGCGGTCAAGCCGCTGGAGGCAAAATACGGTGTGTACAGCTACCCGCTTTCGAGAAGGATCATCACCGCCGAGGTATACACGGCAAAGAACGATTACGGCGAAAAAAGCACGCAGTTCGTCCGGCTGGAGACCGTATACCGCTTCGTCAACATCGAAAAGCCCGACGAGCATGTCGAGATCACGACCTACGGGGACGGCGTGGACCCGCAGGACAAGGCGCCCGGCAAGGCGATGACCTACGCGGACAAGTATGCGCTGCTCAAGGCGTACAAGCTCATCACCGGCGACGACACCGACCAGTATCCGAGCGGCGACATCGGCACACCGCAGCCGAACGGCGCCCCTGCAAGGGATGAGCACCGGCTCGTGACCGACGCACAGCGGGCGGAGATGGCGGAGCTGGGGATGAAGATCGAGGACGTCGCGGTCTATTGCAAGAAGACGCCCGAAACGCTCACGGAAGCGGAGGCTGCGAAAGCGATATCGCTCAAGCGCGACAGGAGAAGGAAGGCGGCGGAAAATGGCAAACCGGCTGAAGTTTGATGCGGATACACACACGTACCTGCTCGGCGGTACGCCGCTGATCTCGGTCACGCAGCTTTTGCACAAGCACGGCCTTGCGCCCGACTACGGCGGCGTTGACGAGGCTGTTCTGGAAAGAAAGGCAGCGCGCGGCACGCTGATCCACAGGGAAATCGAGGCGTGGATCAAAACCGGCGAGGACGGGTTCACTACAGAGCTTGCCGGTTTTCAGGCGCTGGCAAAGCAGTATGCGTTTACCTATATGCGCTCGGAGACGCGCGTGCACAACGATATCATTGCCGGTACGGCCGATCTGATGTGCGGCGCGAAAATGCCGGACGGGCGCAAGATCAGGCTGCTGGCGGACATCAAGACGACCGCGCGGATCCATACGGAATACGCAAGGTGGCAACTCTCGGTGTACGAGTACCTTTCCGGCCGTACCTTCGACGAGCTGGCGGTCATCCACCTCGGAGAGCAGGCGCGTCTGATTACCGTGCCGCGGGTAAAACGGGAAGAGGTGGAAAAGCTGATCGAATGCGAGCGGAACGGAAGGATATATACGCCCCCGCTTGCCGAGCTGTCCACCGCGCTGCTGGAGGCGGCGCTGCAAGCCGAACGTGCCATCCGCAGCGCGGAAACGGTGCGAAAAATCGCGGAAGAGCGTGCCAGACTTGTCCGCGCGCAGCTTTTGCAGGAAATGGAAAGGCATGGCGTGACCGGCTTCGAGAACGATTCGATGAAAATCACTTACGTCGCGCCCACGACGCGGACGAGCATCGACACGGCAAAGCTGCGGGCGGACAACCCGGACCTGTGTGCCGAGTATACAAAGGCCACGCCGGTAGCGGCGTCCGTTCGGATCACGCTGAGATGAGCGCAAGCTTTCGGGCGGCGTACAACGGCTGCGTAATCGATGAAGACGGGGGCTTGATCCTTTCCTTCCGCGCGGAGGGGGACAGCCGCGCAGCGGCGAAGCGGGCGGCGCAATGGGCGCGAGAAAGCAACAAGGAGCTTGCCGTAGACATCAGACCCTACCGCGAAAAGCGGTCGCTGTCCGCCAACGCGTATTTCCACGTGCTCGTCGGAAAAATTGCCGAACGGCTCGACCTCGGCGAGGACGAGACCAAGCGGCAGCTTGTGCTGGATTACGGAACGCCGATGCGCGACGGTACGGGCACCGTCGTCGGGGTGAAACTGCCCGATTCGGTGGATATACACGGCATCTACCCATACGCCAAGCGGTTCGACACGCGCACGGAGGGCGGGAAGGCGTTCGGATGCTACATCCTGTACAAGCGGACGCATATGCTGGACACGGCCGAGATGTCCCGCCTCATCCGCGGAACCGTGGAGGAGGCAAAAAGCCTCGGCATAGAAACGGCAACGCCGGAGGAAATATCGAAAATGTTATCACTACACAAAACGGAGGAATAGCAAATGGCGGCATTCAACAAGGTGATCCTGATCGGATATCTGACGGACACCCCCGAATTGAAGCAGACGCAAACGGGTATAAGCGTCGCCTCGTTCACCATCGGAGTGAACCGCAGATATTCTGCGGAGGGCAGGCAGGAGACCGATTTCATCAACATCGTGTGCTGGCGGAAGACGGCGGAGTTCGTCTGCCGGTACTTCGGCAAGGGCAGCGCGATCCTCGTATGCGGCAGCCTGCAGACGCGGACGTACACGGACAGGGACGGCATTAAGAGACACGCCTCCGAGGTCGTTGCCGATGAGGCGGCGTTCGTCGAACGAAAATCGGAATCCGCGCAGACGGGCGGGATTCCCGCATACGGCGCGCCGGACAGCGGCGGATCGTTTGAGAAGCTCGACCCCGAAGACGAGCTCCCGTTCTGAAACGGTGAATCGAAATGCCGAATCGGATCATAAAAGAGAGCATATGCGACAACGAAAAAATCGCAGGCCTTTCGGATTTTGAATTTCGGCTTTGGATCGGTTTGATCACGCAGGTAGACGATATGGGACGCGGCGACGCGCGCCCCGCGATCATCAAGGGAAGGGTTTTCCCGCTGCGGGAAAGAGTTACGACAAAGGACATAGATGCCGCGCTCCACGCGCTGGCGGCCAAAGGCTGCATTTCCCTCTATACGGTAGGCGGGAAACCCTACTTTTGGTTCCCAAGCTGGGCAGAGCATCAACGTGTCCGCGACTGTCGTGCAAAATATCCCGCGCCGGCCGGCTCTGACCAATTCGCGGCAAGTTGCGGCGAGTTGCCGCGAGTTGCGGCGAGTTGCGGCGAGTTGCGGCCTGAATCCGAATCCGAATCCGAATCCGAATCTGAATCCGAAGGTGAAAAGGTTCGCGCAAAGCGCGAACCTGACGCGCGCGCGAAGCGCTTCACCCCGCCCACGCTCGCAGAGGTGCAGTCCTATGTGGCTGAACGCCATTCGCCGGTAGACCCGCAGGAGTTCATCGACTTTTACGCGTCAAAAGGGTGGATGGTCGGCAAGACCCCCATGAAAGACTGGAAAGCGGCTTGCCGGAATGCGGAAAAGTGGGAGAGATGGGAAAAGACGCAGAAAAACGAAAGCAGCAGCTTTGACAGCGACGAATTTTTCCAAGCCGCTGTGACGAAAGGGCGGCGTGAGGAATGAGCAAATACAACAAATACCACGCGCAGAAGGTGGAATTTGACGGAAAGCGCTTTGACAGCCGCAGGGAGGCGCGGCGGTATGCGGAGCTGCGCCTGCTGGAGCGCGCGGGAGAGATCACCGGCCTGCGGACACAGGTGCCGTTTGAGCTGATCCCGGCACAGGACGGCGAGCGCCCGTGCCGTTATGTCGCCGACTTCGTGTACAGCGATCTGCGTACCGGGGAAATTGTCGTCGAGGACGTCAAGGGCGTGCGGACGCGGGAGTATGTCATCAAGCGCAAGCTGATGCTCTGGCGGTACGGCGTTCGGCTGACCGAAATCTGAGGAGGAAGGACGCTCAAGCGTATGAAAAAAGCACGAAGGGAAAGGCGCTGCAAATCCTATTGCGGACTATCCTGCATCGACGGCACCTGCCCTATAGCGAATCGCGAGGAATACGAGGAACGAGGGTATCCGATGCCGAAAAATTGCGGAGATTGTTACCGATACGAAGGCTGCGAGGATTGCTGTTTTGACGGTACGGAATACTGTGAAAAGTATAAAAGGGAGGCATAGAAAATGGGAAAAGCCATCGTTGACTACATACCGGTGGGGCGGGAAAATGCCGTGACGCGCAGGCAGCTCTGCGAGCTGACCGGGATGCGGGACCGTGCATTGCGAAACGCCATAGAGGACGCACGGCAAAACGGCGAGATCATCATCAACGCGCAGGACGGGCGCGGGTATTACCGCAGCGAGGAACCGAATGACCTCGCCGGTCAGTATGTGCGGAACCGTAACCGCGCGATGGCGATCCTCGTGCAGCAGAAGTATATCCGGCGGAAGCTGAAAGCCGCCGGGTGGACGTTCGTCAAAGGACGAACTCCTGTGCAGGGGAACACGGTCGTATGGCCGAAGGAAGACATTCGGAGTTCGCAGGGGCAAAATGCTGTAGGGAGCGAACAATGGACAAGATAGACGCGGCAATTGCCCGTCTGCGCACGGGCAGCCTTATGGCGGAGCGCTACATGGGCAAGCCGATGGTGATTACATACAGTTGAGTAGTATGGAGGAAGAAGGAAAAGTGAGGAGCAGAGTTTATACGGACAGACCGTCGTACGCTGATTTTGACGCACCGCATAAGTTTGAAGCGATCAAAACCATCATCGCAAAACGACTTATTCAGCATCCAAAGGCAATTTGTTCGTATTCTGGAGGGTCGGACAGCGACATTCTTCTTGACCTCATTGAGAGGACACGGAAAATGTTTCCACAGGTCCAGCCAGTGAAATATGTGTTCTTCAATACGGGACTGGAAATGCAGGCGACGAAGGAGCACGTAAAGGAGACGGCGGAAAAGTACGGTGTCGAGATTGAAGAACATCGACCAAAAATCAACATCGTGCAATCGGCGCGCACATACGGCATACCGTTCGTTTCGAAGATCATGTCAAATGGAATTGGCGAATGGCAAACAAAAAGCGTTCCGCTGTCCATCGCGGAAGAATATGAAATGGCGAATGATAAACAGGCAAAGCGTCGTGAGTTGAAAGAACGCTATCCCAAGTGTGAGAGCCTTATTAACTTCCTTTGTTGCTGCAATTCGACGGGTGATCCGAGGCCGAATATACAGCTTGTGATTAACTCATCCAAGTACATGCGTGATTTTATAAATGAGTTTCCCCCCGGACTTTCGGATAAGCGCGAAGTGCTGCGACTACTGCAAGAAGCAAGTTGCGCACAAAGTGCAGAAGGACTACGACATGATTATCACCGGCGAGCGGCGTGACGAGGGCGGAATGCGCTCTGTGCCGCGTAAAGATAACACGTCGCTTTGCTTTACAGAAACCGCCTCGGGGCAATACCGGCTGCGTCCTCTATACTACGTGTCAGATGATGACAAGGCGTGGTACAAATCGTACTACGGGATACGCTATTCAGACGCGTATGAAGTGTACGGGCTAAAGAGAACGGGCTGCTGCGGCTGTCCCATATCGTACAGAGCGGTTGACGACCTTGAGATTATACGAGAGTATGAACCGAACGTGGTTAAGGCTGCGTGGAACATCTTCGGAAAAAGCTACGAGTATCGACAAAAATATAACGCGTATAAAGCCGATCGGTTGCGCGCAGAGAAAGACTGCGCAAATTCGAACGTGGAAGGCCAGATGACAATGGAGGAGCTCATCGCGGAAGGGAGCGGGGAAGCATGAAGCGGTTGTGTCCCACGCACCTGTCCCTGTTTACCGGCATCGGCGGCCTTGACCTGGCCGCCGAATGGGCGGGGTTCCGCACGGTCGGACAGTGCGAGTGGGCGGAATATCCTACACGCGTGCTGGAAAAGCACTGGCCGGACGTACCGCGCTGGCGGGACATACGGACGTTGACAAAGGAGGATTTTTATGCAAGGACGGGACTGCGGACGGTGGATTGTATATCAGGGGGGTTCCCCTGCCAGCCGCACAGCGTTGCGGGAAAACGTAAAGCATCTGGTGATGAGCGTGATCTCTGGCCGGAAATGCGGCGTGTCATTGGCGAGATTGAGCCGGAATGGGTCGTGGCTGAAAATGTACGGGGATTACTGTCAAGCGAAGCCGGACGGTTCTTTCGAGGAGTTCTGCGGGACTTTGCCGCTCTGGGGTATGCTGTCGGATGGTGTGTTATACGCGCTTCCGACGCCGGAGCGGTGCACCGGAGAGAAAGAGTGGCGATTGTTGCCCACGCCGACCGCCAATCTGTGCAAAGGGTACGATCATACGACGGCGAAGAGATTCTGCGGACGAAAAACGCATGTCCGTCCGAGTGGGACGCGGCATTCCGTGTTTCTGAACAATCTGGAGATACTGGCGGACGCTTTTACGCCTGGAACGACGAACCTGTTAAACCCCTTGTTACTCGAGCGGATGATGGGTTTTCCGGCGCAATGGACAGAAACCGATGCCTCGGAAACGCCGTAGTGCCGCAGCAGTTTTATCCGGTATTCGATGCGATAAGAAAGGAAATGGAGGAAGAAAATGAAGGCATACAAGGGATTCAATAAGGATATGACATGCAGGGGATTCCAATATGAGATCGGAAAGGAGTACGAAACCGACGCGGCGGACCTGTGCCGCATCGGGTTCCACGCGTGTGAAAATCCGCTCGACTGCTTCAGCCATTACGCGCCCGCAACAAGCCGGTACTGTGAAGTCGAAATCGAGGACAACGGACAGCGGAGCCCCGAAGACAGCAAGGTCGTAGGAAAGAAAATCAAAATCGGCGCGGAACTGAGCACGGAACAGATCTGCAAGTTGCACTTTGAATACGTCCGTTCACGGTGCGACCCTGCAAAAACAAACGCCGCAGGAGACAGGGAAAGCGCATCTGCGGGCAGGTATGGCAGCGCATCTGCGGGCGAGCGTGGCAGCGCATCTGCGGGCTGGTCCGGCAGCGCATCTGCGGGCGAGTATGGCAGCGCATCTGCGGGCAGGTATGGCAGCGCATCTGCGGGCAGGTATGGCAGCGCATCTGCGGGCGATGGTGGCAGCGCATCTGCGGGCGATTATGGCGTTTCCGCCTCCCGCGGTTCCTCGTCTGCCGGAGAAAACGGCGTCGCGGCGGCGCGCGGGAAACATGCCAAAGTCAGGGGCGGCATCGGCAGCGTGCTGGTGGTGTGTGTGGAAAAGAAGGATTCGTATGACATTGCCGAGTGGAAGGCCGCAGTCGTAGACGGCGAAAGGATCAGGCCGGACACGTGGTACACGGTGGAGAACGGAGAATTCAAGGAGGCAGATTGAAGTGAGACCGATCTTATTCAACACGGATATGGTCCGCGCGATCCTTTCGGGAAGTAAAACCGTGACGCGGCGGATATGCAGGGATGCAAACAAACTCACGGTTCCGCTTTCGGATACGATCGATCATAATGCCCGTACATATACCATAGAAGGAATCAATGAAGACGGCATCACCCAATATCTCGCGGAGCGGCGGATGCCTTATGCGGCGGGCGATATCCTCTGGGTACGTGAAACGTGGGCGAAGGTCGCGCCGGATATATATGCCTACAAAGCAGACAATGACCGGCAGGTGCCGCGATGGCATCCTTCGATCCATATGCCGAAGGAAGCGGCGCGGCTGTTCCTGCGGGTGACGGACGTACGGCTCGAACGGCTGCGGGAAATGAAACCCTGCGACATTCAACGTGAAGGATGCCCTTACAGATATGCCGGTTTTAATCAGGAGGAATCGCCAGATTACGAAGGCTGGATGCGGGACGTATGGAACCGTACAATCGCACCGCAGGAAAGCGGACGGTACGGCTGGGACGCGAACCCGTGGGTGTGGGTGATCGAGTTTGAAAGGACGGATGCGGAGGAGGATATAGAAGGATGAAACAACGAATTCCAATACCTGCGGATAAAAAGATATTAGATGTCACCTGCGGAAGCAGGAGCATATGGTTCGACAAGCATCATCCGGCCGCAGTGTACTGCGACAAACGGAGAGGCGCGCATTACATGTCAACGAGAGCGTGTATCATCGAACCGGATATTCAATGCGATTTTACAAACCTTCCGTTTGAGGATAACACGTTTTCTCTGGTTGTGTTCGATCCTCCACAATTGCAGCATATCAACGAAAACGCATGGCTGTGTCATACATACGGATGTTTGGATGAAAACTGGCCGCAAATGCTTCGCGACGGATTTCGGGAGTGTATGCGCGTGCTCAGATTGGATGGTGTGTTGATTTTCAAATGGTCGGAGACGGAAATTCCGGCAAGAAAGGTATGGGAAGCAATTGGAAGCCGTCCGCTATTTGGCCACCATTCAGGTAAAAAAAGCGGCACATTTTGGGCGTGTTTTATGAAATGAACGGAGGATACGGAATGACCAAACGGGAAGCGGTACTGATTTCCGCGTACACGGGCTATTTGCTCGTGGCGGATTTCTCAGACGTCGCGGAATACTGCCAAAAGGTGCTCGGCAGACCGATATACACACACGAATACGCAGACCCTGATCTACAAAGAGAATTGCAGGACAAGCTGCGCCCTCGGATTGCGGAGCTGATTCGAAGTTTGTCCGACGGCCGAACGCACGACACAAAAGACGGTGATGACAGGCCTGCGATCACGTTATGCAGGGATTGTGTGTATTGGGAAAAAAGGTATATAAACGCAAAAGGATTTGAAATTTGTCCCACAAGCGGGATGGATATAACGCAAACAGACTTTTGCAGCTACGGAGTAAGAAAACAAACGAACAATCAACAAGAGAACAAATCCGAATAGGGGCAATGCCGGAAGGCTTTTGCAGCTGCGACGAGCTGCGTGAGAAGGGAGCGTGCGGCGAGATGCGATCCGAGACAAACAAAGAGTTCCCGATGCGGCTGCGAAGGCTGCGGGAACAGAAGCGGATGAAACGGCGCGTTCTGGGCGAGCTTTGCGGACTCGGAAAAAACGCCATCGGCCGGTACGAGCGCGGCGAACGGGAGCCTACGCTCTCGGCGGTGGTCGCGCTGGCCGATTTTTTCGGCGTGTCGGTCGATTATATGCTCGGGAAGGACGAAAACCAATCGTAAACAAAAAAACCGGAAAAAAATTTTTGAAGTCGTACCCTTTTGGGGGAAAAATGCTTTTGATCTGTGTTATGATGAACATGCGCACAGGGAACAGAGCCTTGAGCCGATTTCCCGTTTGCGCTTTGCGATCCTCCTATTCCCTTTCTTTCTTCTCGGGGGCGCGGCACACCTCCGCCGCGCCCACATGCCAACGGTTCGCCGCATGAGGCGGCCGTGGTACAAAACAAAACCGGCGTGCCCGTCTCGCTGAAAAGACGGGAGGGAAGGGATTGCGGGAAAATCAATCGAACAGAGAGTGGTGGTATGGCTGCACGGCTGACGGATAAGCAGAAAAAGAAACTCATAGCGGATTATATCGAGCTGGGCAGTTTTAATGCTGCCGCAAAACGAAACGGAGTGTCGCATCATACGGTCAAGCGTGCCGTGACAGGAGCGCCGGAAACGGCCGAGATAATCCAGAAGAAAAAAGAAGAAAATACGGCGGATATTCTTGCGTATATGGAAAGCAGACGCGGCGTGGTGTGTGAGATCATCGAAAAGGGCTTGTGTGTTCTCAACGAACCGGGGAAGCTGGCAGAAGCGACACCGTCGCAGATAACAACGGCACTCGGAACGCTGATTGATAAGTTTATTATGGCGCAGAACCAAAGCGAAGGCGCGCAGAATGACGACAAAAAGGTGACGGTTGTCATCGATGTCTAAGGTTCTGTTGTCTGAGCATATCGGACCGGCGTTCCGTGCGCTCGCGCGCGATGTGTTCGAGGACGGGCACACGCACTACGATCTCTCGGGCGGCCGCGGGTCGCTGAAATCCTCCTTCGTGTCGCTGCTTGTGCCGCTGCTGCTGATTGCAAATCCGGGTACGCACGCGCTCGTGATGCGGAAGGTCGCCAACACGATCCGCGACAGCGTTTACGCGCAGTACATATGGGCGGTCGCGGAGCTGGGTATGGCGCATTTCTGGGACGCGAAGGTCAGCCCGCCGGAGCTGATCTACCGCCCGACAGGGCAGAAGATTATGTTCCGCGGCGCGGACGACCCGATGAAGATCAAGTCCATCAAGGTGCCGTTCGGATATATCGCCGTCACACACTTTGAGGAAAAGGACCAGTTTGCGGGACGCGCCGAAATACGCGCCGTCTTACAATCCACGATGCGCGGCGGCGGCAGATACTGGAACTTTGAGAGCTATAACCCGCCGATCTCGCGCGACAACTGGGCGAATACGGACAGCCTTGAGGAACGTGCGGACAGGCTGTGCCACAAAAGCACGTATCTGGAAGCGCCGCCCGAGTGGCTCGGCGGGCAGTTCATCCTGGAAGCCGAGCACCTGAAGGAAACCGACGAACGCGCGTACCGGCACGAGTATCTCGGCATTCCCGTAGGTACCGGCGGCAACGTGTTCGATAATCTGGAGCTGCGGGAGATCACGGACGAGGAGGTCGGGCGCTTCGACCGCATCTATCAGGGCGTGGACTGGGGATATATGCCCGACCCGTTCGCATTCATACGCGCACACTACGACAAGGCGCGCGAAACGATCTATCTGATAGACGAAATCTATCAGAATAAGCTGTCCAACGAGCAGAGCGCGGGCATCATCAGGGAGCGCGGGTATCTTGACGCATACATCATATGCGACAGCGCGGAGCCGAAAAGCATTGCGGACTTCCGTGCGATGGGGCTTCCCGCAAAGGCGGCGGCGAAAGGACCGGGCAGCGTGGAATACGGCATGAAGTGGCTGCAGCGGAGGAAGATCGTCATTGACCGCAGGAGAACGCCGCACGCGTATGACGAATTCGTGAATTATGAATATGCGCGCAGCAGGGACGGCGAAATCATCAGCGGCTATCCCGACGAGAAAAACCACCTGATCGACAGTTTAAGGTATGGACTTGAACCGATAAGCCGACGAATGGGAGTAATGGCATGACGATAATCGACAAACTCAGGGAATTGGGCTACGCTACGGTAGATGCGGATTTCTACCGCAAGGTAGACGAATGGAAAAGCTGGTACGCCGGAGACGTGAAAGGCTTCCATCGGTACAGGGTCAGAAACGGACATGGCACGCTGGAGTGCAAACGGCACACGCTGAATATGGGCAAGAAAATCCCCGAGGACTGGGCGAACCTGTTGATGAACGAGAAGGTCAAGATCACGCTCGAGGGGAAGGCGGAGCAGGATTTTGTAGACGGCGTACTCGAGGAGAACAATTTCCGCGTCAAGGCCAACGAGATGCAGGAGCTTGCCTTTGCGCTCGGGACGGCGGCGTTTATTCCCCGCGTCGTCGGGATGCAGGCCACGGAGCAGGGGCCGGTCCCCGGCAGCGCGGGCGGGATCGTACTGGATTACGTGACGGTAGAGAACATATTTCCGCTCGCGTGGCAGAACGGCGTCATTACCGAGTGCGCGTTTTCGAGCATTGTTACGCGGAACGGAAAGGATTACTGCTATTTGCAGATCCATCACAGGGTCAACGGCATATACGATATTGAAAACCGCGTATACGCATACCGAAACGGCAACGCAGACGAGGAGCTGTCCCTGACGGATGTACCGGGCTTTGAACGCGTCCCGCCCGTGGTCCACACCGGCACGGACAAGAGGCAGTTTGTGATAGACCGCCCGAACATCGCCAACAACGTCGACCCCGGGATACCGCTGGGCGTGTCTGTATACGCGAACGCCATCGACGTGCTGCGCGGCGCGGACGTGGCGTTTGACAGCTATGTCAACGAATTCGTGCTCGGAAAGAAGCGGATTATGGTCAAGCCCTCCGCGACAAATTATCTTGACGGCGATCCGGTGTTCGACAGCAACGATATCGTGTTTTATGTGCTGCCGGAGGACACGCAGGACGAGTCGGTCATTACGCCGATCGATATGTCGCTCCGCACGGCGGAGCACAGCACGGGCATACAGGACAATCTGAACCTGCTTTCCAGCAAGTGCGGGTTCGGCGAGGTGCATTACCGGTTCGACGGCGGGAATGCCGCGACCGCCACGCAGGTCGTTTCCGAAAACAGCACGCTGTTCCGCACGCTGAAGAAGCACGAAATCATTCTCGAATCGGTACTCAAGGAGCTGTGCCGTATCATCCTGCGGCTCGGGAATACGGCGATGAACCGAGGCCTGAACGAGGATGTGGAAATTTCCGTCGACTTTGACGACAGCATCATCGAGGACAAGGCCGCCGACTTCGCGCGGGATATGCAGCTTCTCAGCGCCGGCATCCTCAACGACTGGGAGTTCCGTGCGAAGTGGCTCAACGAGGACGAGGCTACGGCAAAGGCGGCGCTGCCGAGGATGCAGGATTTGACGACGGAAAGGCAGGAGGAGATTGAGTGATGAAAACGCGCGAGGAAGTTGTACGGGATATAAACGAACTTGTTTTGCATACGGTTCGGAGCAATCCGAACGAGCACGGAGAAATCTCCGTTGTGCTTCCCTGTCCGTCGGGAATGCACATTTTGCCGCAGGACAAAACGTCTGTGCGTTTGAGCGACTTCAGAGACAGGGTGCTCACAAGTTCGGAAACGGATGTGGTCGCAGAATGGCTGAAACGGGAATCCGGCGGGAACATAGAGGTACATTGCATTTCCGGTGTGGTATCTGCCGATGACGCAATACCCGTTTAGTCCGGCATTTCTTGAAGCGCTGCCGGAGCGGCTCGCAGGCCTGTTCCGCGAGCTCGACAAAACGCTGCTGACGGAGATATGCACCCGCCTCAACCTTTCCGGCCGGCTCAACGAGGTGACGGTGCAGGCCATCCGCGCGCTGCGCGCGCAGGGCATAGACCTGTCGGAGATCGAAGAGGCCATACGCAAAACGACGGGAACCGGCGAAAAGGAGCTGGAAAGGCTGCTGGACGACGTCGTGGCTCGGAACCGGCAGTATTATCGGGAGGTCGCCGACTTTGCAAGAATCACCGCGCCGGAGGTCGTCGTCGGTGCCGCAGCCGTTGATGCGATACGCCGCCAGACGCTCGACACGTACCGCAACATCACGCAGTCTATGGGGTTTTTGGTGGATAACGGACGCACGATGCTGCTGCCTGCAGATACATACCAATGGGCACTGGACAGCGCGGCGCTCCGAATACAGACGGGCGCGATCAGCTACAATCAGGCGATTTTCGGCGCGGTCACGCAGCTTGCGGACAGCGGCATCAGGGGCGTATCTTATGAGAGCGGCCACAGGGACCATGTGGGAACCGTATC